TAAGTCTTGCATACTGAATAACAGGTGCATTTGTTAAAAACTTAGAATCACTATCTACAAGCGTGAACTTGTTTGTTTCTAAGTCGTACCCATAATTATTATTGTCTAAAGTCAATACGTCATCATATTGTAGAACTCCATTAAAGAATATATACTCTGTGCTATCAACTTGTTCTGTTGGCTGCCCTACGGCTTCTGTTGGTGAATCTGCATATTCAATCAAGAACCTAACTGCAAAGAACTTAATAGACCTGTCACTTATAGAAAACTTATCAATTAAGTGAATCGGAAATTCAGTAACATTAAAATCAACTAATTTATATTCTGCTCTTGAACTTGGTTCATTGTCAGGACTTACAAAAGATTCTAGTATAGGTCTTAGGTTAAATATTCCAACCCCTGCATTATTTGGCGTAGTCTTGAAAGTTCCTATTAATTCATCCGCAGCATAAGTGATCCCGATATTACTAACATATACTTCAGCTACAAACTTGACTTTGTACTTAGTAGCAACAAGAGTGGTGTTTGATACTGAGAACATTATCTGTTGCCCTATTGGTAAAGTCTTATATAATGGTTGTTGTTCTATAACTACTTGTGCCATAATCTTTTATTTAATTTGCTGTTGTTGTTGATATACTATCTTTTATGTCTTGTACTACACTAGTCAATAAGTCTTTGCCAAATGTTTTCATATAAAGCCCTAGAGCTTCTTGGAAGAAACTTATACCGTGTATTCCTTTAATCCATAACACTCTCATAATTGCAATCGTTATTCCTTTTGCTGGTATAAATCTTCCTGTAATATCACTTCTGTTTATATTCTTCTTATTAACAAATGAGGCAATCCCTTTTGTCATTCCACCTTTCGCGCCTGTTCCTGTTCCGTACTGATAAGGACTATCTCTCCTTTGCCCTTGCCAAGTAGTGTAGTATCTACGCCCACCCCAAGTTCCTTTGTGTTTTCCTGACTTAATCTCACCGCCTGCACCCTTGACTCCTTTGTCTACAAACGCGCCATAGTTAGCCATACTAAACTGCACAGTGAATCCTTTTTCATAAGGCAATACTTTGAACTTAATAGACTTGTCTAAGTTTCCACCACCTTTCCCTGCTGCTCTTAAATTTTCTCTAGCCCTATTAACTACTTCTTGACCAAAAGAATTTAATTGGTTCTCAATACTCTTGGTATCAATTTCCATTATATTGATCCAACAAAGACAGCTACTTGTGGATTGTAAACGACTCCTTCAGGTCTTACTTGTAAAGAAGTGATGTTCTCTAAAGTTCCGAATGCAGGAGATGTGTCTGCTTCACCTATTATTTCAGCTTCACCTCTTGGTATAATGTGAGACGTTCCTGGAGTCAGTCTTACTTGATAGTTTGTATTGGTAGTCACTACTGCTAGAACTAAAGCACCATCTGTATCTAAATTGGTTACTCTAATGTAGCGTACATTCTCCACATCTATAGCTCCTGCTGAAGTATAAGGTGCTGTATCAAATACTGCCACTGTTGTAGTCTGAGAATGAGTGCAAGTCACTATTCTTTCAAATACATTATTAATCCCTGTTGTTACTACTGAGTTTGTGTTTCCTCGCAATGCGCCATTTAAGACGACACTTTCGGTTACTGTTGTTGTTAAGTCTGCCATAATTTTTATATGTTTATTGTTATTTTAAATTTCTTCCAACCTATTTCTATTGTCCATCTTCCTATTTTGATTTTCATTATTTCCCTATTGGATTATTAGCAACAGGTATCGTACAAGTCTGAAAGTCATTCTGTACTACTATCCCTACTTGGAAAACCCACCCTGTCAAGAGATTGTCGAATCTTTCTTGGAATGGTTCTAAAGTATATTCACCTTCTGTAAAGTAAACAGGTGCGTCAATATTAAGAGCTTCTGGTGCTTCTGATGACTGCCATTTACTATGTCTAAACATTCCTATAATATCCACACAAACCTGCAAACAGCTAGACGCTACTTCTTGTTCGTTACTTAGATAGTCTGCCGACTGGAAGTTCTCTTCAGTCCAATTTTCTCTTTCGCCTACCGCATCCATAACAAAGAGTTGAAAGTTGTAAATCAATGAAGACTGTCCTGTAGTTACATTCACAGGGTTTATGTGGAATAATGGAAACAGGGTATTATCCATATCGACTTTAAATATATCCCCTGTTGTAGTGGTGTTAATCTGATGGTGTTCAATCCCTAGTTGTTTTAAGGTATCAATAGCATTGTTATACGTCTTGTTATCTATCATTTGTTTTTACTGTTTTACTTGCGTTTAAGTCTGTTTCATAGCTTATCCAAGTCAGACACTCTAACAAGTTAAGCCTTGATATTCTTTCTAAATTTACAATCTCGCCATTTGTCAACCTATACATTATACCGAACCAACCCCAGCGTTCTGCAAAGTTTCCGTCTGTAATTGCTTCACTTTCTCCTGTGTCTGTTCTATTAAAAATGATGGCATAATCTTCGAGAAGCCTATCACGAAATTGTAGAAAAAAAAAAGGGTGGACTGCACTTGTTCTGCTGACATCTTTTTCATTGCTTCTGCTCTTATCGTTATGTTCCCATCATATGCCGCTATTACATAGACTTCCCCACTTCTTTCTGTAACTGGTCTAAACAGAACCGACATCAATTCTGGCATATTCTTTTCAAGCCCTCCCTTTATAAATGTTTCAATGTCTGCATATTCGCCAAGCGTAATGTCATCAAGGTTCGGATGCATCCCATATTCAATCCCATCTATTTCTATCACCTTAGTCAATACTGTGTCCTGCCTATTTTGTAGCTCTGACAACTTTTTCATTATAATAGCCACATCTCTTATTGATAGTTCCTTAATCAACTTTCTAGGTATATCTGACAGCGTTGCTATTGTTTCTTCTGCTTCCTTTGTCTTGCTTCCTGCTTCTAAGTCAATTAACGAAATCCATTTCTCTAATGTAACGTCTGACCAAGAGTTGATTAGGTTGTAAGTTTTCTTCTTTCCTTCTTTTTTAATGTTCACCTTCATATACTATATAATAGAAATTGTTGTTATTTAGTTTAATGTATAAAATACTTCCCAGCATTAGGATTGTCTAAATGGTAAATGACATTGTATCTCACACCATCAATTGCGTGATTCCAATTGTCAATATATAATTTTGAGCCTTTGTCTTGGTAGGCATAATTGTTCAGCTCTTTAGCTATGTTCGTAGACTCAGGAGTTATGACTATGTGGTAGTCTTGCATTCTAGTTATACCGCTTTCAATAGTTCCTTTCTTTACAGGTTTAATGTTTACCCCTAAGTGCCTAAGATCCTCAATCAGTCTTGGTTCTGCACTATCAGCTATTATCAGGCTTTGCCCTACTTTATCTAAAACTATCTTAGCAAGTTCGTGAGACTTCAAACCATTCCTGTATATATGTTCTTTTAAATATATCTTCTTGTGCTTCTTGTCGATAGCCACTTCAGTTAAACTGTCAGGGTCGATTGAGAAACCAAAGTCCATTCCACAAGAAGTCTGTAGGTTATCAGGATTAAAGTCACCTATTGACCAGTTGTCAAACACGACTCCTTCGGCTTTGTCTAACCACCCCCCCATAATCTTATGTGTGTACTTCTTGAAGTTATTATGTTTTATGCTCTTAATACGCTCCAGGAAGCTCTCAGATAGATTAACTATATTATCTAAGTATGTACTATGGATATAACACACATTGTCTTTAACGCCATTAAAACCACCCTCAACTCCTTTGTCCTCAAAGAACCTTTTATACAGCCAATGTTCTTTAGTTACAGGATTCAAGATAAGGACAATTCTATTCTGCACATCCTTTTCCCTTACGCTCAAATCTATTGTATCAAAGATGTCCTCGTCTATTAGTTCTTCTGCCTCGTCTAGTACCCAGGTTGAAATCCCTTGTAATGACTTAAGGCTTGCAGTTTGGTTTCCTGATGAAGTCTTGATCCCCCTGAATAGGATGTCCGATTGATTGCCTAAGTTTACTACTTCAGCTTTGTTTATACTAAAGATGTTCTCAAAACCCAACAGCCCTATCTTTTCCAAGAACTCAGGAATAATTGACAGGTGAGCTGAAGCCATAGTGTATCGTGTGAACAATATTCTTATACCTTGAGTCATAGTCAGTATAGTTAAAAAGACTGTGACAGCAAAAGACTTGCCTGAACCCCTACCGCCTGTTATAATAAAGTAACGACAGTCAGATTCAAATAAGGCATTGTATTTTTCGTTAAGATTCAGTTTTGACAAAGTTTATTACAGGCATATTAAGACTTTCGCTATTAGTTGTTACGTCCACTCTTTGCTGTGGTTTGCCATAGAAGTATTCAAAGAATAACTTAACTGCCCATTGTTCTTTTTTTTCTAATCCCTTTTGTAATGACTCTAAAGCCATACTATTCATAGGTGTTAAATTCTCTATTAGCTTTTGTTCTTCAGCTTTGCCTTTACGCCCTGCCCCCTGTCTTGCCCCTCCGTTGTTTGTTCGTTTATCCATAATTGAAAAAGATTGATTATTCAATCCTATATTATATAATAGAAATTAGCTGTATTCATTTGGCATCATTAATCTTATACCTAGCTCAGTCATTGCCCATATCCTTATTTGGTCTGCATATATCTCAAATGCTTTGGTGTCTATTGTCGCTGTGCTTTTAACTACTTGCAGTCCTATTGTCTTATCGTTTATCTCTATGCTTTGCCACTCACTTGAAAACTTTACTTTGAGTATATCGTGCATTTCGTCAGGAAAATATCCTAGCTCTTCTGCAAGTCCTTGTACGATACATTTCCAATAATAACTGTTTTGCATATTAGACCTATTGTTTCTTTGCTTCTTTACTTCTACTATGTAATCGTTCTCTAATTCCTTTAAATAGTTTATTAGGTTTTGCTTATCTTTATCTTCCTTTATTACAAACTTCATTAATAATCTTCATTTATCCCCCTATCACCAAGCAGCTGTTCTTTAGCTCCATCCCAAAGTTTATCACCTTTTTTGCTTAGTGATTCTTCTGTACGTTTAAGACTTGGTATTCCTTCAAGTGGTTCTGAGTCCATATACTTGCCACACTTACACAGAGCTTCTTTAGTTTCCCATTCTCCGTCTACGTGAACTATTGTAGCTACTGATAATTCTTTAGTCTTTCCACACTTACATTTATATTTTGTCATATTAATCTATTAATTGTAAATCTCTACCTTCTTCTTTTGCTATCCTCATTATTATCTTACATATTTTCTTTCTTTCTAAGTTTGTTTCACTCCATATAAATTGAGTGTCCATCATTCCCTTTAAAGTAAGTTGTATTCCGAAACGAGTTCCTTTTTGTCCATTTTTCGAGTAGCCATATTTTTTAACAACCTCTTTCCAGCTGACTAATTGTAATGTTTCCATAATTATTTCCTTACTCCTGTTGGTGATAACGCTCCTGTCCTAGTCTTAGAAGTTAGCACATCTAGTTCAAAGTGTAAATGATGTATAGCCTTTCTAATATCTTCAAGTCCTCCATCCTCGTGCTTGTTCTTTGAACGCAAAAGATAGGTTACTGCCGTTCCGACATTGTAGCTTAGGTCAAAATTAGATACAACATCTTTTGCCATATATCCGTTCTTCCCTTTATAGTATTCAGGTATTTCTTCTTTCATAGTTTCATAGTGGTTAGTTGGTATTGGCATCTTGTATTTCTTTTAATAATTGAGTAGGTGTATATATAGGCAAGTCATCATTGTAGTTTTTATATATACAAGTAAAGTGTTCGTTCTTGCCTTGCTTCCAAGTCCACAAAGAATTGACATTATTTTTAATGTGTCCTTTTAATACCCATTTAATTGATTTATAGTTTCTTTTCTCTATCATAAGTTTTTTTTAATTTAGTTCTTTTAGCTAGTATAAACTTTATTGGCTGTGCAAATCCAAACATCATCTTAAAAGTTCCCATTGTTTCAGG